TACAGCAACTGACAACGGCTATTTAATTCCTGCAATAAACGTAGAACAAATGTCAGGTGGCGATAAAGTTTCAAGAGGCACTTCTTTTACAGTAATTCCAATAATGACAAGTTCAAATATCGTGTAATTTTAAATTATTTATAAAATGGATTTTATCTATCAAAACGAAGAAAAACTTCTTCAAGACACACCGAATTTACAGCCTATTTTTAGTCCTGAAAACGGATTTAAAACAGGAGTTTGCAAGATTTACAAGTTTCAAGCAATTATTTGTTTAAAAGATTTACACCCGTCGGAAGGGAATTTGTTCTTTGGAATGTTGGGGGATTTAGACAAAATTTCAAACGTCCAATATGTTGCAATTAGCAACTTAGGAGGCGAAACAAGCGGTAGAAATGCTCAAATGACAAACGTAGATACATTTCAAAGAACATTGTTAAACTACACAGCTTCAAATGATGACTTGAAAGGACGTGTTTTAATTGAAGGAATCTTTAAAAGCGATGGAATTTCATTTTTAATTCCATCAATTGGTTTTGAAAATGTCTTCGGGAGCGAAACATTATTAGCGGGTTCCTATTTCGAAATTTCAGAAATATAACAAACACCCTCTTTAACTAGAGGGTTATTTTAATCTTTAAATCAATAATTAAACTATGAAAAAGATTTTAGAATTAATCAACAACCTAAAAATAAAAGCATTCGCATTATTGCCAAACTGGTTTAAAAATTTGCGTTATGCTGAATACATTTTGCACGCTATTTTAGGTACAGCATTATACTTCACATTTTGTTTGTTTATGGCACAAGATTACGCTTTTGCAACGGTCGTAATTATCGCATTTGGAATTGAATTACTATCTGAATTTCGCAAAGGTGGTTCTGGTAATTTCTTTGATGCTATTGCGACCTTTGCAATTCCTTTTATTATTTTTACAATTAAAAACATACTATAATGGCAGGAGAGCAAAATTTTCCAAACGGTGCAAAAATAGCGAACGTATCAGAAAACACAGACGCAACTAAAATCGCTGTTTTTGGCGACCCAGACGGTAACGGATTACAATTAGTTGGGTATATTGAAAAGAGCAGTTTAGGGGGTTCTGGGAGTTTTTCAGAAGTTGGAACATCTACAACTAATTTTACGGTAACACTACCAACTACACAACCAAGCAACACTTATAAAGTAAGAGTCACACCGACTAATTTATTAACAGCGGTACTGTTTTACGTCGCAAATAAAACAACAACGACATTTGACGTTATATTTGTCACAGGATTAACGGGTACAGTTGCTTTTGATTGGTCAATAATTCCTTAATATTTATAATTAATTAAATTTTTTCAATATGAAAGTAACCACTAAAAGACTTGCAACACAAGAGGAAGAGAGAGCTATTCAGCAAGCAAATGACATCTTAGCAACCGTTAACTTGGAGTTGATCGGAACAAGACCGAAAAGAGACCGATAATGCACAAATACATTCTATACATAGCAACATTCATAATTTTAGCTAATTATTTGTTTTGGAGTCAAATTAATAAGTTGGTCGGTGTTAATTGCTTCGACAAATTACAAGCTACTTTTATAATGTTGCTATGTTTGTTTGTATTTTTGAATTTTAGAAAAATTTGGATTTCATTTTTTTTATTTTCATTATCTTTGAATAATTTGTTTGATGAAATGTTTTTCAATCCTTTGGTTTTTGGTTTAAACGAAATACTTTTCGCAATTTTTATAACAATAATAACAGTAGTCCGATATGCCGTACAAGAACATCCCCGAAGAAATGATTAATTTTTTTTACAAAATTTTCATTCCATCATTTATTGCAATATCTATTAAGGTGGCTACGCAGGTAAAGAAAGAGAAAATGACAATGACTAGAGTAGTATTAAGTTTTATAATCGGAATCGGATGCGCTTATTTCGTTTTCCCGTTCGTAAATAAACATATTGAAAACGCTTATTTACCACTAATAGTAGGTGTTGTATCAATATCGGGAGAAAAGATTGCTGAATATGTGATTTACAAATTTAACATTGATTTTTTCTTACAAGCTTTAGTCGATGCGGTACGTGAAATGATAGTAAAATTAATATCAAAATAATTATGAGTAAAGGACAAAAAATTGCAAATATTGCATTTAATGAAGTGGGACAAAAAGAAAGCCCGAAAAACTCAAATGAAACTATTTACGGCAAATGGTTTGGATTAGATGGCGTAGCTTGGTGCGGTATTTTCGTGTCTTACTGCTATGCTATGGCTGGCTATCAATTGCCTAGAATTGGGTTTCTAAAAGGGTTCGCAGGCTGTCAAACAGCAGTAGCATACTTTCGTAAAATGAAACAAATAGTAACCGATCCGCAAGTAGGCGACATCGTTTTCTTTGATTGGAACGGCGACGGACGACACGACCATACTGGTATTTTTAACGGTTGGAAAGATAAAGAAAACGGAATATTTTTCACGATTGAGGGCAACACTTCATTGATCAACCAAAGCAACGGTGGAGAAGTTATGAGTAGAACTCGAAAAAACCTTAATGTATTATTCGCACGACCTATTTAACCAGCTGTTCGGAAATCCCGAACAGTTCAACTTACAAATAAAATGGAAACGATTAAAAGTTTGATTTTAGATTATTGGAAAAATATTTTAATATTGATTTTGCTTTTTTGTTTGTTTTCTTGCGGTATTAAAAAAGAATCTACCAAGGAAAAAAAAGACATTGAAACAAGTGAAAGAATCGAAATTAAAGAAGTCAGAAAAGGAGACACAGTTACATACATCGTTCCAAATGTAATTTATAAAGATACTGTTATTACAACTGTAAGCCGACAAGGGACGATTCTAAAAACATATTACGATAAACAGGGTAATATATCCAAGAGCGACTGCATAAGCGCTGAAATCGACTTATTACGCCTTGAATTGCGTAATTTAAAAGACAAAAGCAAAATCAAAGAATCGGTAAAAGAAGAAAGTTTTTTAAAAAATCCTTTGATTTGGATAGTTTTAGCTTTAATAATTATTGTTGTTATGAAAAAATAATTATATTTGTACTTTAAGCGCACGCCAGCGTTGTTTAGGAATTTTTCATAAGTTTTGGTTTTGGATTTAGTTTTACCCCGATTGTAATAAGTCGGGGTTTTTTGCGCTTAAAAATAAAATGTTAAATTTTGATTTTACTATTGTGTAATTAAAATATAGATGTATCTTTGAACCATAATTAAAAACAAATAGAAATTATGACAATCCAAGAGAAAATAAACAGAAAAGGGTACAATCCAGTAGCAAGCTACAACAATAGAGAGAGAGTTGGTTATTTTGCGAGCCATAGAATTTATGCCCTAATAACTAGAACTTATAAAACGCAAGGCGAAGTTTTAAAGTCATTATCCAGAAATTAACTAAATCAGGGGTGCGCCTGTAACGCACTTATATTATGATAGATACTTACAACAACGAAAGACCACAAGAGGAAAACGAATGTGCATTTTGTGGCGAACCTTGCGAGGGTAGATACTGCGATAATAATTGCAAAAAAGGTTACGAAAACGATAATTAATTATGGTACAGATAGAAAAAAACAAACTACTTGCGGAATATCTAAACATTGACTTTGATAAGTTGAGTTTTGCTGAAAAAATTGATTGGAGCAAGGATTGGAATAACTTGATGAAAGTTGCTAATAAGTTGAAAGAAGACACAGAAGATAGGAATAATGATTATCCTTTTTGTTTTGTAAAACACCACTTATCTTTTGATATAAACGACTTTTACAACACGTGTTTAAGTTTTATAAAAACAATGGAAAAGTACGACAAACAAAGAAATAATAAATAAATTTTAAAATTATGACTGAACTTTCAAAAAACACACAAGTGCCACAATGCGACAAAACCGCTGTTATATGGCGTAAATTTTTGCCTTTCATTCCTATTATTGGAATACCACTAACAATTATATTTCATCAAGTTTATGGAGATGCGGGGATAGAAAACAATACTATAAATTGGATAACTTCATTTATTCAAGCTATTTCAATATCTATTTTGGTTTGCCGTGATGTTGTTTAACTGATGGCAAACAGCAAAGTATATGAGCAGTAGCGGAGTGAGTAGCACAGCACGTAAGAGGGAAGGCTGGAATTTCAAATGTGCATTGACTTTTCGGTATAACCAAGCCCCGCCCGCTATTGCTTATATATGTTTTTGTAAAATCGTTTTGATATTTTACAACTAATCACTACAAAACCAAATTAAAAACGCCTGAATTATAGAGTTTTAAGCGTTGAAAATTAAAAAAACATAAAATAATGAAAGAAAATAAAGAAGAGTTGATCCGATCAGTTCATGTGTTTTTAGGAGTAATCCTTTATTGTTCAATTATTTTAACAGCTGTAAAACTGTTAATTTATTTTAAATAAAACTTATTTTTACTATTGCGTAATTAAACAAATTATGCTACATTTGAAAAAACTTTAAAACTAAAAATTATGAGTACACAGAACAAACATCATTACAGAAATGTATTTAAATCAGACCACTTAGGAAGCGCAGATTTAGAAGACTTAATTGAACAAAAAAAACCTTTAATATTTACTATTAAAGAAGTTAAACAAGAGTTTGGCGCAAAGGTAGCTGGAAAAAAAGGAGACTTTAATATCGCATATTTTTACGAAAAAATAAAACCTTTAGTTTTAAACGCAACAAATTCAAAGCAAATTAAAGCGTTTGCTGGCGGTAGTCCATTTGTGGAAAATTGGAAAGACATAGTAATTGAATTATACATTGATGAAAATGTAAGGGCGGTTACTGGCGGACTTACTCAGGGCGTTAGAATTAGACCCGTACAGCCAAAATTAGTGAAAAGTAAGCCTGAATTTACAGAAAGTAATTTCGAGAAAGCTAAAGGCGCAAATGCCACCCGTGAACAAATCGAAAAAATTTACAATTTAACTGATGAAGTTTATCAAAAATATCTAACTTATGGAACAGAGGTCTAAAGAATGGTTCAAAGTTCGGGAAGGTAGGTTTACTGCATCCCGAATTAGCGACCTTTTAGGAGTTAAAGGGTTGGGTTTAACAGGAGAAACTTATGCTTTTGAAAAAGCTTGTGAATTAGTTTACGGCGTTGATGAAGAAGAAAGTTTTGAAAGTTACGATATGAAACGAGGCACGGAATTAGAACCTATTGCTTTTCGTAAATTTAAAGATTTAAAAGAATTTGATTTTTTAGACGTTCAAGAAACTTCATTCTTTACTTTTGGAGATAATGCTGGAGCAAGTCCCGATGGATTAGTAGGTCAGGATGCTATCTTAGAAATCAAATGCCCTCGTTCGACTAAGTTTTTTAAATTAGTCGCAAAAGGAATTGAGGTGGTTGATAAGGCTTATTTAGACCAGATGCAAATGCAGATGATGTGTACAAATTCGGTTCGTTGTCATTTTTTCAACTATATTATTTTTAAAGGAAAAGAGATGTGGCACGAAATAATTGTAGAACGTGATGAAGCTCGTATTGATTTGATTAAACGAAGAATTGCAGAAGCTACTGAAATAAGAAATGATTATGTTAAGTATTTGACCGAAAATCAACAATTCTAATGAAAATACAAATCCGAACCAACGTATTAAATGGTAAATTCAAAAGAAACATTAATCACATTGTAGATGCGGTTAAAAGCTTTGAAGGTAAGGATTGTTTATTCACGATTGAAAAGGTAAAAAAAACACGCTCCAATCCTCAAAACAATTTTTATTGGGGCGTAGTTTTACCAATCGTTCAAAATGGCTTAAAAGAAGCTACTGGAGAGTTTAGAACGGCTGAAAACATACACTACAATATTGTTTTAAAAATGTTTGCACCCGAACGTGAAATTATTAATACCGATACAGGCGAATGCATAAGCGAAAAGATTAGTAGTTCTGAAATGACAACCTCTCAATTTATGGATTACATAGTTGATATTCAAAAATGGTCGGCTGAATTTTTAGGAGTTGATATTCCTGATCCGAACGAAAATTTAACTTTAGAATTAAACTGAAAAGCCGACAACAGTAAAAAAAGGTAAGCTAAATAAATACATTTTATAAAATGGCAAAACTACAATCATACGCATTAAGCGTAGCACTTACAAAAATGAAGCATTCAATTATTACTGCAAAAAGCGGTCAAAAATGCTTAGTACTTCCAATTGATGACAACTATCTGACTTTAAAAGACGATGCTGTTTACTTACAAACCGATGTAGTTACAATGGATTCGGAAGACCAAAACGGAAATTACGGTTTTCAAGTTCAAAAACTACCTTCTGAAATTTGGAAAAAATTAGGAGCTGAAAAAGCAAAAGAAATTAGTTTGCCTTATTTAGGTAATTTAAAGATTTTTGTAAAGAAAAGCACCGATGCAGTTGAGCAGTCTGATATTGATATAGAAGATGATTCGCTACCTTTCTAAAATGGTTAAAAAAGCTCTAAAAGTCGGTTATTAATTTAGCCGACTTTTTTTATTAAAAATAAAATGTTAAATTTTAATTTTACTATTGCGTAATTAAAAAGTATGACTATCTTTGCTAAAGAATTTAAAACAAAACTTATGACACCGAAAGAAAAAGCTGAAGAATTTTTGCTAAAATTTCATATTGAAAAAGATGTTATTTTCACAATGTCAAAGGCACAAGCTAAAACTTGTGCAATAATAGCAGTTAATGAAATTATAAAAGCACTTAGAGAAGATTTACCAAAAATTGGACGAGGGAAAGGCTATTGGTATAGCGTTAGAAAAGAAATTGAAAAACTAAATAACAAAACATTATGAATCCACAAACCGACCTAGAAAAATTCCAAGCTCTAAGAATCGAAGCTTTGGAAAAAGAACTTAAAAAACACAAAGATTTTATTACCGAAATGGAAAGCGATTTCAAAAAATTTCGGGATGAAATAAACGAAGAAATTAATTTTTAAAACCAATTTTATGAGCAAATTTAAAAATATGAAAATGCATTTATTCTACGCATTAATGCAATTGCTACTTGAATGCCTTGACGATTTAAAACCAACAACAGAACGAATGAAGCAGTTAAAGAGCGATTTAACCGAAATGTGCGAACTTCTTAATGATGAGGTAAGTAACACTTACACGATCCAAAAAAGCACTTATTTTGCGGAATTAACCAATAAAATAAATACGATAATGCGAAAAAGTTTTAACCCAAATATGTAAATTATGCAAAAACACTCAAATAAATTAGAAGAGATAGCAATGAGTTATCTGAATGATGCGGGCAAAAAGCCACACTTCACAAATCGTGAATTTATGAACACGTTGATAATATTTCAGACCGCTTTAATGGACAAATTATACGACAATATGGAATACGATAAGATGAGTATTGAAGACCGCTATAAGATGGCTGAAAGTTGCGGAAATGAAATGAGAAAATTGATTCATACATACACTAATTTAGATACTCATCAGGTAGAAAACTTTATTTAAAAACAATAAATAATTATGAAAAAATACGAAGATTTAGAAGTAAAAGTATTAGAGTGGGCGAAAGATAAAGGAATTTTAGATAAAGCCACACCAGTAGCACAAGCCGACAAAACACTTGAAGAAGTCAACGAACTTATAGAGGCTATTTTTTGGCAAAGTAAAGACTGCCAAACTTACAAAAACAATAAAGGAACAACTTGCAATACTAAAGAGGAGATTCAAGACGCATTTGGCGATATTTTAGTAACAATTATTATAGGAGCTAAACTGCAAGGTTTAAATTTAATTGAGTGCCTTGAAAGTGCCTATAATGTGATTTCAAAAAGGAATGGAAAAATGATAAATGGAAAATTTGAAAAAGATGGAAAATAAACACTACGACAATTCAAACGGCTCTATTTATAAATTTTGCGAGGATCAGAAACTTAACTCATATGAATTTGATTTAATTAAAAGAATTGTTCGATGCCGAAAAAAAGGAAAGTTTATTGAAGATTTAGAAAAAACCAAAATATTAATTGATTTATACATAAAAGAAAATGAAGGCAGTATTAGTAACTAAAACAATCGGAGTAGGTAAGTATTCCGAATTAAACAGCGAAGAGATAATATCGGCAATTGCAAGGCATGGTGTTATAAAAGAAGATAATGGAAAGCTAGTAAAATACCTAATGAATAATGCACATTGGTCTCCTTTAGATATGATTAATTTTACATTTGAAATTGAAACAAGTAGGGCTATTGGTAGGCAAATATTAAGGCACTCGTCAATAAAATTTCAAGAACATTCACAAAGGTATTCCAATAAGGTAGAGTTTGAAAGAATAGAGTTAAGAAAAGAACACGATACGAATAGACAGAGTAGTAGTGAGGTGTTTAACCCTGAATTAATCGGTATAGGTGTTAAATCTAATGATTATATTAATTATCATTTAGAACAGACTGAAAGAGTTTATAAATCTTTAATTGAAGCTGGGGTAGCTAAAGAATGCGCAAGGATGATATTGCCTGAATGCACTATTTCTACCTTGTCCGCAAACGGAACATTAAGAAGTTGGTTAAGTTTCTTAAATGTTAGATTAGACCACCACAGCCAAAAGGAAGTGCAAGAAATTGCAAAATTAATCGGGGAACAATTAGAAGTAGAATTGCCAAATGTATTTAACAACATTGATTGGCGCAACGGTATGTTTTTATGAGAAAACAAATAGAAGAAACAGAACATTTCAAAGCAATGGTAAAAAAAACTCCATTCTTGCGAAAAACATATTTATCTCCTGAAAACGTGCGGTATATCAATGAGTTATTAGGTCAAGCTACTAGATTAGGTCGAGATTATTTAGACGATAAGCAAATAAATCCTCGAGATTTAAAGATAATTGATGAGATATTAAAAAAATAATATTATATTTGTAGAGTAAAGTTGGCTTCTCACAACATACCAACGTAAAAAAATTACACAAAATCCTATAAGGAAACCGAAGTGAGAAGCGGTGGAATTATGGGATTTTTGCTTTTAACTAAATAGTTTATCTGTATCTAAAAACAGTTATTATTATGGCAAAATTTGAATTAAAATTTATTGACGCTAACTACAATCACATTTCTATACAATGTGCTGTTTCTGAAGACAATTGTATTTTATTTAGGCTCTCGCAAGGCGAATCTTACAAGCAAATTTTATTAGATAAGTCAACATCTATCAAATTTGCTAAGACTATTCGAACTGAAATTAATAAAATTACAGAAAGTGAGGAGGTGAATAATGGCAACTGATAAAAAATCATTTTTACTTTATTGTGATTTAATTCACACGGTTTCAAAAATGCCAAACGACAAAGCTGGAGAGTTATTTAAGCATATTTTGCAGTATGTTAATGATGAAAACCCGATAACTGATGACTTGATTATCCAATTGACTTTTGAGCCGATTAAACAGTCTTTAAAACGTGATTTGCAAAAATACGAAAACATACGACTTAAGAATATTGAAAACGCTAACAAGCGGTGGAACAAAATAAATGCGACCGCATACGACCGCATGCCAAATGATACCAAAAATGCCGTAAGTGTAAGTGATAGTGTAAGTGTTAATGATAATGTAAATGATATAAAAGAAGATATAGATAGTCGCAAATTAAAATTTGCTCACACACTAAAAGAATTTTCAAATACATATTCTCGCGAAATGTTAAAAGAATTTTACGACTACTGGACTGAAACAAATGACAATGGTAAAAAGTTCAGGCGTGAAATGCAAAGAACGTGGAATTTAAAACTTAGACTTTCAAAATGGCATTCAAACATAAATACTTTTAAAAATGGAAAATCAACAATTACAGCTACAGACGAATTTAAACAAATCGTTACAGCAATTAGAACTGACGGAATCCGCAGATGAAGTGAAAAAATCTTTAGCGATTGTTATGAGCCGTTTAGATATGGATTTCAAAGACATAGATTTAACCGCTGTTGATTTAATAGACGAATTTAAGTTTATGAATTTAAAAGACATTAGAGAAGCTTTAAGAAATGGTAGTTTAGCTAAATACGGAATTACTTACAAACTAAACACACAAGTTATTTGCTTTTGGATTCGAGAATATTTAAAATCTAAAAAATCAAAACTACTATGAGCTGGAAAGACCACAAATCAATTGAAAGGATTTTCAATACTTTCAAACGAAATAATAAAGTAATTTATCAACAAGACGTTGACGCTTTGAAACACTTAAAAGAAAGTATTGAATTATCCGAAAGGCAAATGGCTCACGATAACAAACTGTTTTTAAAGTTAATGATCGTAGTTTTAAAAATCAATTTAGAATATTACGGAAACATTAAAAAAGCAATTAAAGAAACTTCTGTATTTTTACGTTTGCCAGTCGAGCATCATATCCAAGTACTTCAAAAATCGTTGAACATTCACGAGGATTTAGAATTTTTTAAAAGTTTAGGAATTGAAACCGATAATATTTTAAAAGATGAAACCGAAAAGTTAGCCGAAAACAAAAGCGAATTACTTAAAAAACTTATGAGTAGTTGGGCTTATGAAACGGTAGAAAAAAGCATTTACAAATCCGCAAACGACTTTTTAAAAGACGTTGATAATTACAAATAGTATGGACTTGAATTTTGACGAAATAAAAAATGAACCTGAAGTAGTATTTAATATTGCTTCGTTAGAAAGTAGTTGTTTTGTGGACTTATCAGAGGAATTAAAACCGCCTGAAATGTTGCTTTCAATCGGTCAACACGAATATAAAGGCAATTACTACGATACACCGATAATGACGGCTGGCGAATTTTCTGCAATAGTAGCCGTTTCAAAATCAAAGAAATCATTTTTAAAGTCGGCATTACTAGCGTGTTACATTGGGGGTAACTCTAACATACAATTTAGCAACATTAAGACCCACAGAAAAGAGAATTACACAATACTAGACTTTGATACTGAAATGGGTAATTATTACGCTCAAAGGTCTTTTAGGCGTGTTATTGAAATGGTAGGGCAAGATTACCCTAATTACAAAAGCTACGTTACTAGAAGCCTTACATCAAGCCAAAGACTTCAATTGATTGATTATTGTTTAAAAAATCAGGAAACTTTGTACAAAACAAAAGTAAAACTTGTTAGTATTGATGGTATTGCGGACTTAGTAGAAAACACTAACGATATTGTAATGAGCAAAGAAGCGTCTGACTACATAATGAGATGGACTTACGATTATAATATTCATATTACAACCGTAATACATAAATCAGGATTAACAGGGAAGCCTTTAGGACATTTGGGAACTTATGTATTGAAAAAAGCCGAAACCGTTATTGAATTGGATTTGAACGAGGACGGGTCGGTCAAGGTTACTAATTCTTATTCTCGTGGCTATAAGTTTGATGATTTTGAGTTTGCTATTGATAAAAATGCGCTCCCTTATTTGATTGAATAATGGCAAATAGAAAATTAATTAATACTGTAAAAGCCTCTGCCGACCAAATATACCATTTGATAAGTCGTGATATACTAATTTACCCAGTAATCAAAAACGGTCGTTGGTATATTCAAGTTGACAATTACGGCAATATCAAAACATTTGACAAACCGATTTTAGAAAAAGACATTAACGAGGCAATTGCCAAAACAATAATATTTTACTATAAAAAATTAACTGATTAAAACTAAAAAAAAATGGAAAAAACATTCACTTTACAAGAAATACACACTGCTGTATGCGATTACTTTCAATTTAAGGATAATATTTTAAACAGCAAAAGTCAAAAAAAAGAATCGGTAAAAGCTAGAAAATTATTTTGTTTTTTGTCTCGGGAATTTACAAATAATTCATTCCCTGAAATTGGTAATTTTATCAAAGTAACGCACGCTGACGTTATACACCACGTTAATGATGTTAAGCTAAAAAAAGAAGTTTACCCTGATATTAAGTCGGATATTGAAAATATAATCACAATTCTTTTTAAAGAGCCTTATTTTAATCTTTTTTCCGCTGGAGGTAATTATGTTAACGAATTTATTTAAAAAATATGAAAACAGAAAAATTAGCAAACAAAATTATTAAAATGTTTATTGAAGAAAATATTCCATTATCTATTCAACTAGAAGCTTTAAGATTAGCAAAATTAAAAATAGAATTTTGTAAGAAATCAGCATCTTCAATTTACCAAAAAAATATTTTTAATGACGATTGATAAAAAATTACTTTAATTTTGCTACTATTAATTTAAAATAACTTTTGTATATTTGCTAAAACAAAAAAAAATAAAATGAACGAAAAGAACCCAAAAGGAGCAGGACGAAAAAAAGGAATAAATTTCAATAAGTATTATTGGTCAGACCCATTAACACACGAGGTATTAACCGCTATCAATGAAAAACGAAAGTCAAAAGAAATTACAGACAAAAAATTAAATCAAATCTTGAAAATAATAAACTAGCATAAATGAAAAAATGCAAAGTTTGTAAACAACCATTTAGCCCGATAAGAAGCACATTAGAGCCAGTTTGCGACAATTATAATTGTAAAGTGGCTTTTGCTATTGAACACGCAAAAAAAATCAAAGAAAATAAAGCTAAAGAGTGGCGAAAAGAAAAAGCTGTTTTGAAAGATAAAATTAAAACGTTGTCTGAATACGAAACCGAGGCCAAGAAATCGTTTCAAAAATTTATAAGGTTACGGGATCAAGACCTACCCTGTATTTCTTGTGGGGGCAATGACAAGAACTTATGGGATGGAGGGCATTTCAAAAAAGCCGAAATATACTCTGGAGTTATTTTCCACGAAATGAATTGTCATAAACAATGTCGAAAATGCAACCGTTTTTTAAATGGAAACGAGTTAATGTACCGTGAAGGATTAATAAGCCGTTACAGCGAAGATTTTGTACGTAAAATTGAATTATTAGCAAACGAAACGAGACAGTATAAATGGACGAAAGAACAATTGATAGCTAAAAAAATTCAGTACGACCTGAAAATTAAAGATTTGATAAATAAAAAGTGTTAAATTTTAATTTCACTATTGCGTAATTAAAAAACAGTTGTATATTTGTACTCAGATAACAGCAACGAAGTTATTATCTTAAACTAAAAAATTATGACGGCACTTACTTTTAAAATCGAAACTACAACAGAGCAAAAAGAATTAACAACTATTCTTAATGAACTTGATACAATAGTTTGTGAAATTATGGATAATGAAGAAAACGAAGACAACTGGATGGCTTTAAAATCTTGTAGAGAAGCTATGAACTCGATTAATAAAGCGCAGACAGCAGATTGCGGATATACAATGTATGTTAATGCTATCGCTGCCCAAGTATGGGCGAATCAGGCTTATTTAAACGCAAATAACGATTTAAGTATTTAAAAACAAGCAAAATGAAAAAACTATTTTTACTACTGTTTTTGCCAACAATGGCAATTTCTCAAAACGTTGGAATCGGAACGAAAAACCCAACGGCCAAGCTAGAAGTTAACGGAAACGTAAAACTTAAGGCCTCAATAGGCACGGTAAACGATACCATTTTAGTTATAAGAAATGGGGAAATTATGAAAGTGCCAGCATCTTATTATCAATACACACCGCCTACAAATTGCCCTATTTTGGTAACTGGTCAAGGTCAAAGCAATGGTTATTATTTGAAATTTCAATCAAATATCCCAATCGTAAACCCAAACGCTACTTTAGTAATTCAAGGAAAAACTTTTCAGCCAGCGGGAACGTGGGTAAGTGGAAATACTTACTTCTACTCTTACACCAATACGAGTGGTTCGGCTTTGAATATTAACCAGCCTTTTCAAGTAAATTTCACGGGGCAAATTTGTCAATATTAACGTTTTGCAACTACACGTCTGTTGCGTACAAGCACAAAACTATCTTTCAGTTTAACACGAAACTTTAAGGTACAGACTAAATATTAAATTAATCACAAATGTAGCAATAGCGTGTAATTGCTGTTACAACTCGTTTTTTTAATTATGAAAAAGTCAGAAGAATTAAAAATAGAAGCTCAACAAGAAGAAAGTGATTTCTCTTATATGGCTAAAATGAATAAATCAATGCGTGAAGCAAGATTAGAACGTTTTGAAGATGGTTATACTGAAAAATTAGAAAGTAAAAACTGTATAGTAATCCCTTTTAATGGTTCTAAAGTTGTTATAGATACACAAACTTCAAAATATGGTGTTTTAGATTATTTTCCAAAAGCAAATAAAATACTTATAAGAAAAGACAATAAATGGATAACTCAAGGTTTGCGTTGGATTAACGATACGATTTTAAAATGAGTTATAACGGCGGATGATAGGAGAGGATTTTCGGCTAGAGACAAATTAACCAAACACAAAACTAACATCAAATTAAGCCTTAAACCGCTATTTCTTAAAGCCGAGGTTAGTGGCGGTTTTTATTTTTAGATTATGAGTTGGAATCACAGAATATTAGCACACGAAAATAACGGAGAAGTATATTTTGAATTACACGAAGTTTATTATAAAAATGATATTCCTGATAGCTATACAGCCAATCCAATAACAGTTGGAAGCGAAAGTTTAAAAGGAATAAAATGGACTTTAAATAAAATGCAAGATGCTGTTAAAAAACCTATTTTATGGGCTGGCGAAAAGTTCCCGAATGAATGTAAAGTGAAATACACTTGTGATTTATGTGGAAGAGATAAATTCGATAAACCAAGCCCGCACAATTGCAATAATAACTTTAGAAAACGAGGTTTGTAGTTCACGCAAAATTGCTACTAACGTATGGTGCTATACTTAGTGCCGACTTATGAAAACGAATGTTAATTATTAAAAACAAAAAGATGTTAAAAAACGAAATAACCGAGAATAAGGCATTGAGTATATCACGTGTTACCAGTATATCACGTCCTACTATTGCCGTTTGGTTTTCTTGTGGTGCAGCTTCCGCAGTTGCTGCTAAAAAAACTATTGAAATTTATGGGGAAAGATATAATATATTAGTTGTAAATAATCCTGTTGTTGAGGAACACGAAGATAACAGAAGGTTTTTAAAAGATGTTGAAAAATGGATTGGATTACCAATTATTGAAGCGAAAAGCAAAGAGTTTCCGACTGCGTCAATTATAGATGTTTTTGAAAAAAGAAAATACATTAGTGGTGTTCACGGTGCGCCTTGCACTAAATTCCTAAAAAAACAAGCTCGTTATGAATTTGAAACAGAAAACAAAATTGACTATCACGTTTTAGGTTTTACAATTGATGAAAAAGCAAGGCACGAAAGATTTACAAAATTTGAGCGAAGTAATGTGTTTCCTGTTTTAATTGATGAGAAATTAACTAAAATTGATTGCTTTAAAATACTTGAAGAAGCGGGAATTGAATTACCTAAAATTTATAAATTAGGTTATCCAAATGCAAATTGTATCGGATGTGTAAAGAGCCAATCGCCAACTTATTGGAATTTGGTTCGTAAAACATTTCCTGACGTATTTGAACAACGTTCTGAACAGAGTAAACGAATTGGATGCAAACTTGTAAAATTGAAAGGTAAAAGAATATTTCTTGATGAATTACCAGAAGATGCAAAAGGAGGAAAAATAAAATCTTATGATTGTGGCATTTTTTGCGACACGAAATAACCCAATACTGGCGGTTGCTGGTAACGGTTCTCGGCTATATTTAGTTGTGGAAAAGTAAAAAAACCATCTTTCGGTTATGCCTAAAGTTTACAAATACAGACTAATTTTCGATTAAAGACCGAAACCGCTATTGAATAAAACCACTGTTAGCACTTGTTTTTATTGCTATTTACAAATTTTAATATTTATTTTTGTAATTTAATCAGGTTTTTACAAATATTATTACTTATATTTGTAAAACAAATTTAAACAAATAGAAATTATGACAACAATTGAAACAAAATTAGAAAACTCATTAGAATTATTTTTATTAGCAGCTAAAGAATGTGGTTTTGAAACTCCAAAAGATATAGAAGAAAATTTTTAAATAATAACTACAATAGCTTTAGGTATTTTCGAAAGTTCAAGAGATAAAATATTAACTAAATTAGCCTCTAAATCACATTTGATTTTTCAATTAGCAGCAAGATATAAATTAAAAGTTTTAGAAAATAATTAAATTAAAGGTTTGGGAGTAGCCACCAAGTAAAAAACGTGAGGTGCTTTTGATTAAAATAAAATAAAATTATGATAAACTTTAAAGAATTAAGAATTGGTAATTGGGTTTATTCTAAAACTTACAAAACAAAAATTCAAATGAAATCTTTTTTTGGACTTTGTAATATTGAATCAAATCCAAATCTATTTGAACCAATACCATTAACAGAAGAATGGTTATTAAAGTTTGGGTTTGTAAAATATTCAAAAAATTTTATAAAATATGGTGAAATTGAATTTTATATATGGGCAATGAATAATTATTATGAAATAAAATCACTTGATAAATTGATAAAAATCGAAACAGTTCACGAGCTTCAAAATTTATATTTTTTATTAACTAAAACAGAGCTTTTTTATGAATAAAAAATTATACCATATTGAATTTAAAAACGTACTTGAAAACGAAAAGCATTTTTACTACGGAGATTTGACAATATTGTGCAATACTCACGAAATAGGAATATCAAAATTTACTCTTGATAGATGGAATTTTGAAACGCATTTTGAGAATGAAATTTGTATCATTCGGAAAAGCGAACGTGTTGTAAGTACTCGTTCTCGAAAATAAGTGCTAACGTTTACAGATTGGCTTTGTTGCCACTAAAACAACCTAAACATTTATTTTAAAAACAAACAATAAAATGCAAAACAAACATTCAGAAAATCCCGAACCTGGCAATAGAGCCAATGTGGTGTTAAATGCAGTACTTTCTTTTTTCGATGGTATGAGTTGCGGACAAATAGCGCTTAATAAAGCTGGGATTCAATATGAAAATTACTATGCTTGTGAAATAGACGAAAGTGCAATTAAAGTGACTCAAAAAAACTTTCCGGGAACAAAACAATTAGGCGATGTTTCAAAAGTTTACGCTAAAGACTTACCAAAAATTGATTTATTTATTGGTGGAAGTCCTTGCCAAAGTTTTAGCTCTTTTGGGAATGGTAGTGGATTTGATGGGAAAAGTGGTTTATTTTGGGAATATGTAAGAGTATTAAAAGAAATAAGACAAACCAATCCTAAAGTTTTATTTATGTTAGAAAACGTAAATATGAAAAAAGAATGGCGTGATATTATCTCAAAAGAATTAGGAGTTGAACCAATAGCTTTTAATAGTAATTTAGTTTCTGCTCAAAATAGAGATAGACTTTATTGGACAAATATAAAATTTGATTTACCAAAAGATAAAAATATTTTGTTTTCTAATATTTTAGAAAATCTACCATTCAGAGAAATACCAAAATGTTTTTATAAAAATTGGGGCGACAAAATGCGAATTGATAAAGGGTTGAATTGGGTAAAAAATGATAAAGCAAATTGTTTAACAACAAAAAACTGCCATACAAACCAATATCTGCTTAATGAAGATAAAACTTTATGCAGACTATTGACAGCTAAAGAATTTGAGAAATTACAAACAGTTCCAGAAAATTATACAGATTGCGTAAGTAATACTGAAAGATTTAAAATGTTAGGCAATGGATGGACAGTTGATGTAATAGCACATATTTTCAACGGTATTACGTAGTATTGCATTTAACGTTCGACGGCTATACGATGGTTGGTATTAAGTAAGCCGTAATTTTTCAGATTAACACAAATTATCCCGACACAAACAAAACTTTAAATTAAACA